ATGAAAGAGGTCGAGCGGCTCGTCCGCTCCGGCCTGGATCGTCACGGCGGGAACCCGGTCGTCCGGTGGCAGGCGGCGAACGTGATGACGCGCACCGACGAATCCGACAACATCAAGCCGGACCGCAAGAGGTCCAGGGATAAGATTGACGCGATCGTCGCTCGGATCATGGCGGCGTCCAGATGGCTAGACCGGCCGGTAGTCCGCTCGCGTCGAGCCGCCTCATTCTAGGCAGGAGGGGAATAGATGCCGGAACAGGCGAGGCCGGGAACGCCGGAGTGGTGGATCAAGCGACTCGACAAACGGCTCCGAGCTCGACAGGGACCGCTCGCGCTCGCGCAGAGGTACTACGACGGCGACCATAACCTCCGATTCACGACGACGAAGTTCGCGGAGAAGTTCGGCGGGATGTTCGCGCATCTGTCCGATAACTGGACCGCGCTCGTCGTCGACGCGGTCGCCGAACGGCTCAAGGTCAACGGGTTCAGGATCGGCGACGACCAGGCGAACGACGAGCAGGTCTGGAGCATCTGGCAGAGAAACGCGATGGACGCGGAGTCGAAGATCGCGATCGTCGACTCTCTCATCGACGGCGAGAGCTCGATCCTCGTCTGGGTCGACTCGGAGGACCAGGACCGCGCCGAGCTCACGGTCGAATCGGCCGAGCAGATGATCGTCGACACGGAGCCCGGATATCGCCGGCGCCGGCGCGCGGCGTGGAAGGTCTGGCGCGACGACTTTACGGGGCGCCTGTTCGGGACGCTCTACCTCCCGGATGCGCTCTACAAGTTCCAGAGCATGAGCCCGGTCGACGAGGACCGCTATGCCTCGAGCGACTCGACGAAGTGGGAGCGGCGAACGGTCCAGGGCGAGGCGTGGCCGCTCAAGAATCCGCTCGGCGACGTGCCGGTCGTCCCGCTCCGCAATAAGCCGCGGCTCCGCAAGCCGTCGACGTCCGAGCTCGGGAACGTCATCCCGATGCAAGACGTTTGCAACAAGGTCCTCGCCGACGCCGTCCTCGCCTCGGAGTTCCAGTCGTTCCGGCAGCGGTGGGTCACGGGGATGGACATCCCGGTCGACCCGGACACGAACGCGCCGATCGAGCCGTTCAAGTCGGCGGTCGATCGACTGTTCGTCGCGGAGAACACGGAGACGAAGTTCGGCGAGTTCGGCGAGGTCAACCTGTCCGGCTACATCGCGCTCATCGAGCTCGCGGTCCAACATATCGCCTCGCAGTCGCGAACGCCTCCGCACTACTTCTACCTCAAGGGAAACCTTCCCTCGGGCGAGTCGATCAAGTCGGCGGAGACCGGGCTCGTCGCGAAGGCGCGCGAAAAGATGCTCTTTTACGGCGAGGACCTGGAGGAGGTCGTCCGGCTCGCGCTCATGGTCGAGGGCGAGGACGCGAAGGCCGAGGCCGCGCGATCGGGCGAGACCATCTGGGGCGACCCGGAGTACCGCTCCGAGGGCGAGCACGTCGACGCGGTCCTCAAGATGAAGACGCTCGGCATCCCGGAGGAGGTCCTCTGGGAGGAGCTCGGGTTCACGCAGGAGCAGATCGCGCGGATCAAGTCGATCAAGAAACAGAACGCGCTCGAGCTCGCGACGATCGCGACGACCGCTCCTCGTCCGATGCTCGTCCCGCCGGTTGCGAATCCGCAAGGCGAGCCGGTTCCTGGAGGCAACGGAGCCGCGCCGCCGGTTGCGAATCCGCAACAGGTCCCGGCCTAGCAGATGTCGCTCGAGCTCCTCGAGGCGTTCGGCGGACAGGTCGATCGTCTGGCCGGCGTCGCCGAGACCGTCGGAGAGGCGGAGTGGGCGCTCCTGGAGCCGACGGACCTCCAGCGGTCGTTCGTCGTGTTCCTCGCGAAGACGGCTCCGTCCCTCGAGGCGGTCCAGGAGCTCGCGCTCGAGTATGCCGGCGCCTACCTCGCGGCCGCCGGCGAGGAGGTCGGACAGACCGTCCAGACGCGACCGCCGGCGGAGCTCCGGGCCGCCGATCCGTTCGGCCGGCCGGTCGGCGAGCTCCTGGGTCCGGTCGCCGGCAGGGTCTACCTCGCGCTCGCGCAGGGTCGGACGATGGCCGAGGCGCTCGAGATCGGGCGCGCCTCCGTCCGGTCCATCGCCGGCTCGTTCGTCCGTGACGCGGCTCGACAGGCGCTCTCGTCCTCGTTCGAGAGCTCCGACGCGATCGTCGGGTTCCGATGGGTCTCTCGAGGGACCTGCGGCGCGTGTCTGGGGATGGATACCGGGTCGACGCTTCCGCCTGGGACTCCGCTCGAGGTCCATCCCAACTGCGCGTGCGTCGCCGAGCCGGTGTTCGAGCCGCCTCCGGAGCTCGAGGGCGCCGGCGCGCGCAAGCTCTGGGAGGAGGACCGCCGGCCGTGGAGGATCGGGCTACCGCCGGGAGCCGTGGAACCGCTCCAGACTCTCCCGATGGCTCGGGCGCAGGCTCAAGGGCTCCTGCGGTCCGGGAAGTGGGAAGGCGAGGTTCTCGAGACGCGCGCGGCGGTCGCGGAGCTCATCGCCGGCCTCGACGAGGTCACGACTGGACCGCTCGCCTACAAAGTCCGCGAGAACATCGCGACGTTTCGCGTCATCGACGAGGACGCGGTCGCGCTCCTGGACGGCCTCCGCGACGGCGCCGTCTTCCGCGACGCCGGTTTTACTCATGTAACGGTGGACCCTGCGATCGCGCTCCGGATTCTCCGAGGCGGTCTGTCGGCCGGCGAGGGGACGGCTAACTTCGTGTCGAAGACCGGGACGCGGACGCTCCTGCGGATACATCTGACGGCCGGACAGGAGGCCGCGATCGGGTTCGCGGATATGGAGGAGCTCCTCCTCCCGCGCGGGATGTCGTTTCGCGTTCGAGGCCGGCGAACGATCCCGACGGGCGACGGTCCCGTAGAGCTCATCGACCTCGACGTCGTCATTCCACCGGAGTAGACTTCCCGGCGCAGGCAGGCGACAGGAGGAGCGAGATGAGGATCAAGACGATCGACGGAGTCGAGGTTCACGCGGAGGAGCGCGACGGCCGCGTCCTCTGGCTCTCGGACTGGACCCGCTGCGATGAGCTCGCGACCGCGGGACATCTCCGCCGGGTCCATCGCGGCGCCGCGACGTTCGGGCACGTCGACTACTACCTCCCATGAGTCGAACCGACGAGGAGCTCGCCGACCTGTACCGGACGAAGGCCGGCGAGCTCGAGCTCATCTCTCCCGGACGCGAGACCGGAGAGGAACGGTTCGCGAAGCTCTCGCGCGCCGAACAGGACGCGGAGCTCGGGCCGGAGACCGCCGAGCTCGTCCGGACCGGGAAGGTCAAGCTCTCCGAGCTCGTCGCGCGCGATCCTCTCGGTCGCCTCGAGCAGTCCGACGTCGCCGACATCTAGCGCGCTAGACGGGACTCCGTCGCGCTCTCGGTGTACGCTCCCGCGCGTTACCTCGAGACGAGGGAAGGAGTGACGGCGAGATGCCGGAGGAGCCGCAGGGCGGCGGTACGGCGGGAGGCGAAGGCGGCGCAGGCGCCGGCGACGGAGCTCCCGGATCGAACGACGCGACAGGACCGGACGGCAAGCCGTGGGACCCGGACCGCGCGATGGAGACGATCAAGACGCTCCGAGAGGAGCTCAAGTCGTCGAAGTCGGCGGCCGAGGAGCGCGACGAGCTCGCTCGCAAGGTCGCGGAGTTCGAGAAAGAGAAGCTCTCGGAGACGGAGAAGCTCCAGAAAGAGCGGGACGAGGCTCTCGCTCGAGCGGAGAAGGCCGAAGGCGCGCTCTCGTCGTCGCAGATGACGACGATGATCGAGGCCGCGGCCGCGGAGTTCGGCGCGAAGTCGGGCCGAGCCGGAGCCGTCGCGAGGCTCATCGACCGTTCGGCGGTCGAGACGGACAAAGACGGGAAACCGACGAACCTCAAGGCGCTCGTCGAGGCGGCTCGCAAAGAGGCGCCGGAGCTATTCGACGGAGGCCGGCCGACGGGTTCCGCCGATGGCGGCGCTCGAGACGGCGCGACAGGGGAGTCGATGAACGACCGCATCCGTCGCATGGCCGGCCGAACCTAGGACCTCGCAGGAGGTAAGGCGAAGTGACGGACTACGACCAGCAACTCGGTAGGGCCGGGACGATCCCAGACGAGCTCCCGCAGGAGGTAGCGCGGGACATCATCAAGGCGATCCCGGAGTCCTCGGCGACGATGTCCCTGTTCCGACGGGTCCAGCTCTCCCGCCGGACGGCGCGTCTTCCCGTGATGGACGCTCTCCCGGTGGCCTACTGGGTCAACGGGGACACGGGGCTCAAGAAGACGAGCCGCGCGCTCTGGGCGAACGTGGAGCTCATCGTCGAGGAGCTCGCGGTCATCGTGCCGATCCCGGAGGCGGTGCTCGACGATTCGGAGTTCGACGTCTGGGGCGAGATCAAGCCGGCCGTCGCCGAGGCGTTCGGCGTCGCGCTCGACCGGGCGATCCTGTTCGGCGAGTCGATGCCGACCGGGTTCGCGACGACCATCCCTGGCGGACTCGCGAATCAGGCGACGGCGCACGGGAACGACCTCGTCCGCGGCGCTCTGCCGGGTTCGGAGGACATCACGGTCGACATCGGCGGCGAGGGCGGCGTCATGCAACTCGTCGAGGATGACGGGTTCGACGTGACGGGCTTCGCGGCTCGCAAGGGACTCAAGGCGACGTTCCGCGGCCTCCGTGACACGACGGGGCAGCCGATCCTCTCCTCGAGCCTCACGACGGACGGGTCCCTCCCGGACCTGTACGGCGAGCCGATCAGTTTCGTCGGCCACGGCGGATGGGACTCGGACCTCGCGGACCTCATCACGGGCGACTTCGGGATGGG